GTGCGTAATGCGAAGGGACAGCCGGAGGCCATTTATCCGCTACATCCGCATAAAACCACCCCAAAGCGCGCGGTGGATAAAAGCATTATCTATGTGACCAGCGACGGGCAGCCGGATACAACTCAGCCGAGAACTTTACAGGCATCTGACGTACTGCACATTCCGCTGTGGTCATTCGATGGGTTGATGGGCTTATCTCCTATCGCTGCGGCGAAGCAGGGCATCGGCTTATCGCGCGCGGCTGAAAAGTATGGGGCTCGGTTCTTTGGAAACGGTTCGCGGCCTGGTGGAATCCTCACTCCGAAGAATGCACTTGATGAAACCACGGCATCGCAAGTCAAGGAATCATGGCAAGCCATGCAGGGCGGTATCAATCAAGGGAAAATTGCGGTGCTGCCCGGCGGTGATTGGAGTTATACCGCGATCGGTTTAAGCCCGGATGATTCACAGTTTCTTGCAACTCGCAAGTTTCAGCGCGAAGAACTCTGTTCGCTGTTCCGTATTCCCCCCCGCATGGTGGGCGACGTTACCAGATCGACAGGAAAAAACTACGAGCAGGAAGCGTTGGGATTTGTTACTGAAACCCTACGTCCCTACATCAGTCGATTCGAGCAGGAAATAACGCGCAAATTGCTTCCGGTGGCTGGCAGGAATTCCGGCCGCTACCATGTGCAATTTGATGTTCGGGAGTTATTACGTTGCGACTTCCAGGCCCAGAATGCGGGTTATGCGCTTGGCCGCCAGTGGGGTTACTTGACCGCTAATATGATTCTGGCTGAGTTGGGCGAGAATCCGGTGGGTCCGGCCGGTGACATTTTGTGGGCCCCGGTCAACATGCAGAATGCCGAGAATCTTTTGCCCGGCCACGAACCTGCACAGCCAACACAGGCCGAACGCCAGTTGCTTGGCCAGTACACGAATCGGTTTCTTGTGATGTGGAGGGATGCAGTAAGGCGCATTATCGCAAGAGATAAGCGCGACTCGGTCGCTATTTCACAAGTATTTACACCGGTTTTGACGGCTATTGTGGAGCACATTTGCGGAATTGTGGCACCGAAATTCGGCCTAGATACCGCGTGGAAAACAACTGACCGCGCGGTTGCGGGGGTGTGCGCAGCATTAGAGCGCCAGGTTGCCAAATGGTCGCCCGATGAAGTGGACACCATCGCAGGAGAAACGCTGACTTTAACGGTTCGGGCGTTGCACATCAGCACCACAAAAGAGGCCGCTGAAGCGCGCGCCGTCAAAGAGGTGGACAAATGACGGGGAATCCTCAAGTGATAGAAGCGCTTTGCTCGCTCGTGCATGGCGAAGCATCGCAGATGGTGCAACTCAGGATTCAGTCGCAGATTTTTCGTGACCATGGATATGTTTCGCTTAAACATAAGCTCCATGGTTTTTTCTATGGATGCAATACCTGTCAGAAGAAGCTAATCAACCGGGTATTGCTCTTGGGCGGTGATGTTCCCCCTGATGCATTGGTGGCAGAAGCTCCCACTGTGGGCGCGGGGGATGTCAGTGGGATATTTAGCGCGGACCTGGCGTTGATGGGCGCCGCCGCGTCTGCGGCCAATGCGGCTGCCAAGATTGCTGATTCCGCCGACGATCACGGGACTGAAAAGCTGCTCATGAAGATGGTGGTTAAGAAAGAGCACAAGGCGAAGTGGTTCCAAAAACAGTTGAGCGTAATAGCTGACATCGGAACCGCCGCCTATCTTGAGGGAAAGCAGAAATAACATGCCATACGCAAAGCCCAGTGATGTTCCAGATGCCGTCCCGGCAGCAAAGAAAGCGCAATTTATGCGGGTCTGGAATTCGGCATACAAGAAGGCCAAGGCTGATGGTCTAGATGATGCGGCCGCAGAAAAAAAAGCCTTCGCTGAGGCGTGGGGCGTGATTGGCAAGGAGAACAAGATGGGCAACCCCAAGCAGGAATATCGAAGTATCAACACGGAAATTCGCGCGGCGAAGTCTGGTGATGGCATGCTGAGGGTGTTTGGTCACGCTGCAATATTTAACACTCCAACTGTTCTGACTGATTTCATGGGCAGCTTTACGGAAAGCATTGCGCCAGGAACATTCTCGCGCGCCCTTCGGGAAAAGCAAGACGTGCGATGCCTGCTCAACCACGACAGAAACTGTGTGCTTGGGCGCACAGCCAGCGAGACATTGAAACTCAAGGAGGATGAGGACGGCCTGTTCTTTGACTGCAATCTTCCCGATACGCAACTGGCGCGCGACGTTCACGCACTTGTCAAGCGGGGCGACATTTCCGGCTGTTCGTTTGGTTTTAAGGTGCGCACGAATGAATGGACGGAGGATAAAGACGGGAAGGTGTCACGCACGCTCACAGACGTTGATCTGTCTGACGTGTCGATTGTGACCTATCCGGCATATCAGGAAGCCTCCTGCGAAGCCCGTAGCGTTGGTGAGGTGTTGGCTGCGCACCGCGCGGAGAAGAAAACTAAGAAAGTAGATGGCGAGGATTTGACCGCCGACTGCTTCCTGTACGTTGGGGATCCCGAGAAAACCGAAACATGGCACTTGCCCTGGAAGTTTTCCAGCGAGGAAAAAACCAAGAGCCATCTACGCAACGCGCTCGCGCGCTTCAATCAGACGGATATTCCCTCCGGTGAGAAAGATGCCGTCTGGAAGAAGCTGGTCGCCAAATGCAAGGAATATGACATCAAGGTGGAAGGTGAAGGCAAGTCAGATGAAGGGCTTCTGGCGGTCCTGGAGCGAAGAATTCGGGGTGCCTGGTAGATCCCGGAACAATCAAGTTTGTGCGGAGGCGCATCCCCATGGGGGTGGCCTTGAATGGCGAAGTGCGACTCCGCAGGCTGTGAAGCTCGCGGTCAAGGCTGCGGGTTGGCCGGCAACAATTCGCAGTGAAGGAGTATCACTTTGGTTACGATCAAGGAATTGAAAGACCAACGCAACAAACTCTTGCAGGACGCTCAGAAGTTGGCGCTTGCCGGCTTTAACACTGAATCGCGTTCTGCCTTTGACAAGATGATTGCCGAAACGGATGTGGTTGAGGCCGACATTCGCCGACTAGAAGCGATCGCGGCGACTCGGCCCGAGCCTGGGATTGCGGCCGTTGACAAGAAAGTGGAAGAGAAACGGGCATTCGAGAACTGGATTCGTACAGGCGAACGCTCTCCGCTACTGAAACAGTTTGAGGCCCGCGACCTGGGCACCGTTACGGGTGGCAGTGTTGCGGCCGGCGCGCAGTTCGTGCCGCAAGCGTTCTATCCTGTGCTCACTGAAGCGAAATTGGCATGGGGGAAACTGCTTGAAGAATGCAACGAGCGCGAGACAGCCGATGGCGCACCCATGAAGATCGCCCTCGCCAATGACACCGGCAATTTACTCGCGGTGTTGGGTGAGGCGGTGCAGGTTTCCGAAGTCGATCCGGGGCTCGGGGGTTCCATCACGCAGACTGATCTACTCACCACCGGAGTCGTTAAGGTAACGCTCAACGAACTTCAGGATTCGGCGTTCAATATCGATGGGTTCGTGCGTGATTGCTTCGTAAAGCGGTATTACCGTGGACTTACGTCGCTCGTCACAAACGGTTCATCGAGCGGCAACATTGCCAGTGTTGTGACCAGCGCAACGCTGGGAACAACCGGAACCGGCAGTAATACTTCAATAACATACGCCGAGATTGTGGCGATGTTCGCGGCGCTTGATCCTGCGTACATCGACAACGCAACGTGGGTGTTCAACAGCACAACCCGCGGTGTGTTGCTGGCCGTGACTGACACACTTGGGCGCCCTCTGTACATTCCCAACCCTTCCACCGGGGCATTTGACCAGTTGATTGGCCGACCGGTTGTGCTCGACCAGTACCTCCCGAATCCCACATCTGCGCTGTATCCGCTACTCTTCGGAGACTTCCAACAGGGATATTTGCTGCGGACTGTGAAGCCGGGGCTCGCGATCGCCAGGCTGAACGAACGGTTTATGGATACATTGGAAATAGGGTTCATAGGCTACTGTAGGGCCGGAGGTATTAGCACTGATGCTGGTACTCACCCAATACTTAAGTACAAGATGAAGACCTAGGCCCTTCCGCTTCGCAGGAGTGGTGTTGTTACAGGGGCGGTCCTTTGGCCGCCCCTTCCTTTTAGGGGTTTCAACTGTGATTCTCAGCCTTCGCCTTTTAACGCCGCCGGCTGCCGAGCCCGTGACGCTGACACAAGCTAAAAACCAGTGCCGAGTCACAATCTCCACGGATGATGAGCTAATTTCCGCGTACATCACGGCGGCACGCGAATTGTGTGAGCGGTGGACACACAGGGCATTTTTCAATCAGACATGGCGTCTGACGCTTGATCATTTTCCACTCTATCCTTGGTGGCAGGGCACATCACGCATCACCGATCGGCACGATTGGTGGTATTACTCGAGCGTTTGGCGGGGTTACATGATTCAAGTTCCCCGCCCCAGACTGGTCAGTGTGACCAGTATCAAGTACATGGACGTGACGCTCACCCGGCGGATATTGGATCCGGATTCCTACATCATAGACGGAAGTAGCGAGCCTGGGCGTATCGTTCCGGCACCGGGTTGCTTCTGGCCCTACACACAGGTTTACCAGCCGGGAAGCGTTCAGATCGATTTTGTGGCTGGCAGTTATGGCGACGGCACACAGACAGGAGAGGTGCTCGCTGCCGCCATAAACGCTCCAGGGTCGGGATATGCAGTCGGGAATACTCTGACCATCACACAAGCGGGCGCAAGCGGCGGAGCGCTGCTGGTTACAGGTATTGGAGCGTTGGGAGCAGTGACCAGCGTGGCACCGTTGCTTGGCGGCTCGGGATACAGCATTGGGACGGGGCTTGCCACAACCGTCGCGCCAGCGGGTGGAACAGCTTGCACCGTGGACATTACATCAATTTCGGCGGGCAACTTCCCGGTAGGCATTAAAATGGCAATTCTGTTGTTGGTATCACACTTCTATGAACAAAGAGAAGCCACGTCCGAAGAAGCTCTTAAGGCCATCCCGATGGGTGT